TCGCTTTGAGGCTTTAGCGTTACGTTTATGCCTTGCTCATGGAAGAATAATGCATTGTCCCAGTCACGTTCAAACCATTCAGGTACCATAACCATGTTGATAGTAACTTGAACATCGTGTTCTTGACATAGTATTAGTTTGTCTGCAAAGTCCTGCATCTTTGCTGTTGTATCTAAATGCTCAGTATGCAAACTTGCTGTAATGCTTGCTCTGTGAAACGGCTTTGCATAATCTACGTATGTTTCAAACCATTTCATAGGTCGAGAACAGTTTGATGTCATGTGTATGCTAGTATAATTGGTATTAGGCGTATCGTCTGCTAGATACTTTAGAATATCTAAGTAACCTGGATGGAATGTAGGTTCACCTCCACTTAACGAAAAGTGGAAACTATTGAATCCATTGTCACGTGCTTGTCGTTTTATTTCGTCGATGGTTTTGAGACATAACTCTGTAGGTCTATGATCTTTTTTGTCGGATCTTGCATATGGCCAACAGTAGCTACATCTGTAGTTGCAGAATCTGCCGAGGAGCCAAGATACAGTAAATATGTCTCTATATAAGAGTGTCCGCTGTCCGACTTGAACAATTTCGTCAAACGGGATTTTGGTAAAATCATAGTTGCTCCATTTTAAATCTTCAGTCATTTCTTATTGTACTATATTTTTTTCTTTTTGTCAAAATTAATTTTAAATTTATATATCTACTTGTAAGTTTTGTTCTGCTTCTCTTTTTACTATGCCGCAGGTTCTAATACAACGAGGAATAACATTGCTACTAGTCCAACTTTTTAAAAGATCTTTAAAAAACTGATGTGCTAAAACTTGACTCCACGATTGTTCTTTTAAATTTAGCTGGCCAATAGGATACTTTAATTCTGCGTGTGACATAGTTTTAAAAGTTTCGTATTGGTCGCTAATATAACAACATGGAAAAACTTCCATTCTACTATTGATATACATTTTTTGAGATTCTCGGTATATACATTCAATTTTCCAATCGGTGTTTGGCAACGGTTTATCTGCATATCTGAAATCTTCTAATGTATTAAAATCGTTTTTATGATCTGTCTTCACCTGTTGTAAAAATTCAGTCATCTCTTTTAGACTAGGATGTCTATATTCAGGATCTAGTGGCGGTTCTAAATAGTGCGTAACATTACCTTCTGCATCTAACACAGGATATGGATTAAATCTGTCAAATCTCGGTGTACGTCTAAATCTAAAATTATCTACTCCTAATTCTTTTGCAAGTGCTTTACTGCTTTCCATTTCATGTTCGTTATGTTTAAACACAAGAAAGTCCCACCGTGTTCTTACAGGACTATCACAAACAATCTTTAGATGCTTCAGTATTTTGTTTACATCAGTGTTTTGCCTATAAAGATGATTTGTTTCAATTCCATCAATACCAAAAGTAATTCTATCTCCACTGTCAAGGATGTCAACAAAACGTTTCCACCAACTTTCAGTTTTAAGACTGCCATTGGTAAACATTTCAATCTGAGCACCGGCATCTTTTGCTGCTTTTACTGCTTCAAACACATTTTTTGCTGCAATAGGATCGCCGTGAGTTCCACAAAAATAAACAAATTTTAAGTTAGGTAGGTCTCTGAATGCTTTAGAAACATCAGTTAAATTCCATTCGGCAAGACCCCTTCCGGGATTAGCCAGACCTCCAAATTGATTTCTATCGCACATAGGACATGCAGCATTGCACTTGTTTGTAATTTCAACGTGCAACTCACGTATACTATCAGGTTCTAAAAACATAAAACTACCTTATAATAAATATAGTGTATTTAACAGTTAAAAAACTTACAGAGAGATTTTATGACAGATATTGTGTTTTTAACACTGCCGCGACTGGAACTTAGGGCACCTATAACAGCCCCTGCAATACTAAAGGCCATGGTAGAACAGCATGGGTTTAGTGCATTTTGTTATGACTTGAATTTAGATCTTTGGCATAGTATTGACACAGAAAAGCACGGACATGTTTGGTTTGATACTGACTTAACTTTTAGATACGAAGATAAGTTTGAAGAATTTTGGAATGAACATATCGAGCCATGTGTTCCAAAATGGCTAGCAACTATACAAAGTAAAAATCCTAAATGGATAGGCATAACAATTTTTAGTCAGCGTAGCAAATGGGTTACAATCCGCATTTGTAAAATGTTTAGAGAAAAGTTACCAAATGTAAAGATTGTTGTAGGCGGACCTTTTGCCGAGTTCACTGGCCCTAGCTTGTACAAAAATAATCTAACCGATGCATATGTTATCGGCGAAGGTGAAGAAGCTATTGTTAATATATTAAACGGAAACCTAAACGCACCCGGTATAAATGGTATTCCGCCTAGTCAAATAAATGACTTAGATACAATTCCTATTCCCGACTATAGCGATTTTCCAATGGACAAATATCCGAGTACTTGGTTTGACCCTAGAATAAAGGACAAAACCAAGATGGGCACTGAATTTGTTTACATAACTGGCAGCCGCGGCTGTGTACGCAAATGTACTTTTTGTGATATTCAAAGCGTATGGCCAAAATTTAGGTATCGCAGTGGTAAAAGTGTTGCAGAAGAAATGCAAACACAAAACAATGCTTATGGTAGTAAAAGATTTTTGTTTACAGACAGTTTGCTTAATGGTAGTGTAAAGCAACTAAAAGATATTTGTACTACACTTATTGATTATAAAGACAAAGGTACAATGTCGCCTGTTCTGTGGCAAGGACAGTTTATAGCACGACCAGAACATCAGATGAAAGAAGATGTTTACAGGTTAATGTATGAAGCAGGATTAAGATTTGTAAGTATCGGTGTAGAAAGTGGAAGCGAAAAGATACGTGACGATATGCGTAAAATGTTCAACGATGAAGCTATGGACTTTACTTTTCGCATGTGTGCAAAATATAAAATAGAAATGGCATGGTTATTGCTTGTAGGCTATCCTACCGAAACTGAAGAAGAGTTCCAAAAAACTCTAGACATGTTGGAAAAATATAATTGGATTAATCAACAAGGGCTAATACGTAGTGTTGCACTTGGGCCAACGCTAGATATTGTTCCAGGATCTCCTTTGTGGAATAAACAGAAAGAACTCGGAATCACTTGGGACCAGAACGATCATTGGATATATAAAGATAATACACGAGAAGTTAGAATACGTAGGTGGCTAACACTCAAAGAAAAATGTTTAGAACTAAACTACCCTATTGTTGAAAAAGCTACCGATCATTTACTAGCAGAGTTAGAAAAAATTACAGCACAAAAACAACAAACTGTACATATTTATGATCATTACAATGAAGGTGCAGGAGCGATGGGGCCAAGCGTATGATAATACCACAAAAATATAATATCGATGACCAGTTTAAAGATACACTCGAACAAATTCATCAATATGCTAAAAATATCAACAACGACGATGTAACTTTTGAACCAAAAATTAGGACAGGAAATACATTTAAAAGAGTACCAAAAGAACTTAAAAGTTTAGTAGAACAAATTCTATACAGTTTACCTGGTGCTGATTTGTTAGAATGGGAATTTGAAGTTTTTTGTTCTCGCAAACCTGTTACGCTACATAATGATAGAAATTATTATGAACATTTAGATAAACAGTGTCAGAGAGGTTTTATACTTCCATTAGAGTGGAAAGGGAAAACGCCCGGTACTTTAATATATGACAAATGGTATCCTGAAAAACTTGTTATCGGATATGACGAAATTAATGAAGCATTTATATTTAAAAAACTTGTAGGGCGTGAACAGATAGACGATCCTAATATTAATTTCAAAGTAGATGATTGTAATTTAATTGACGAATATATTTGGGAAAAGGGTACCTGTTTAATATTTGACAGTAGTCAAATACATAGCAGTAGTGATTTTGTTATCGATAACGACAGTTACAAATTAAGTATCAACGCCTTGGGATACACAATTGGAAAGAGAGAAGTATAATGAACCAATCTACAATAATATTAGAAAATCATTTTAATTCTGAAGATTTGGAATATCTCCGTAAATTGAAAGCGATATGCAAAGAAGATCCTAACTCAATTAGATCAAGATTGTCTTTACAAAAAAGAAGTAACAAACTATATGTATGCAGTAATAAAACTATTGTAAATCACAATGATATAGCAAAATGGATAAACGAGCGTTTGCCGTTTGAAAACAAAGACGAATACGAATTTCAATCCATTAACTTTTACGAAATACAAGTTCCTTTCGGCATGCATTCAGATACTAGTGCTGACCAAAAATATTTTTATCAAGGCATAATACCGTTAGGCGTGGATCCTGCTGACAAGGATGCTTATACTCTTATTTTCGACCAAACATCCGAAGAGAATGTAGAATGGATTCATCCTATATACGAAAAACCAGATGATTATAAACCGTTTTTTAATAAACCTGTTAGAGATCCATATTATTTTGATAACTGGAAACCAGATTATAAACTTTCAGACGAGGATTGCAAAAAATGGTTTGGCAATCATTGGAAATATTGGCAAACTGCCTACGAAGGATTTACTGTACACACCGAATACAAGTGGAACATAGGCGATTTATTTTTGTTTGATAGCAGACATATGCACTGTGCTACCGCTCTCGAAGAGAAAGGTATTAATTCAAAAGAAGGATTGCTTTTCATCCTAAAAAAGAAAGATGTGTAATGTTTAAACATTTAGATACGTTAACTTATATTACTAAATTAAATAGAACATATTCAACTGCTTCTGCAAATACAGGAGCAGGAGAATTATCAATAGTAAATTATTCCTATACAGATGTAGATAAAATTGAAATTGGTATACCATTAGGTGACAAACCTGTTGCAGTGTTTATATCCGGCGGGCCTGATAGTGCTATAACAACATATTTGGTAGTAAAAACAATCAAAGACTTAGGATTCAACAATCCTGTTTATCCGATTACTACAGAGTTTATGGCAAGGCCGTATAATATAAGACATGCATGGAATGTATTAAATAAAATCGAAGAATTACTGGATTTTAAATTTGCACAGCATCTTATATTTCCTATGCCTAATCATGCATTAAAAATAAGCGACGAAGATAAAAAAGTAATAATGTCTAAAAATATAGACGAGTACTTTAATCGTTATCAAATTTATACATTGTTCAACGGATTAACTGCAAACCCACCAGATGATGCTATAGTGGATACAATTTATGCACAACGCCAAGCTGAACGTAATAGCGTTGATGCTGTATTACAAAAACTAAAACAAAGTTATAATCAATATCCGTTGTTGTTTTCTCATAAACAAATAGCAGCATACTTTTTTGAAAAATTTGATTTACTAGAATCTCTATTTCCATTAACAAGAAGTTGCGAAGCAGAACTCGAAGAATCACATTATTTTACTAAAACATGTTTCGAAATAAGACATGCTGAGCAGTTGTGTTGGTGGTGTCAAGAACGTAAATGGGGATTCAATCATTATCGTCCTGCTGATTTTATACAAAAGGTGAAATAATGCTTACAAGACAAATAGCAAATTCAAACGAAACAGCTGAAATATACGCAGATATAGAAATCAAATTTACAGCCGACAGCGGATCTAGTACAATTGTTCCATTAGGAAAAGATTGGAACACAGTTGGCATACAATTATCAGGCGGCTTAGACAGTGCTTTACTTTTATACCTAACTACAAAGGCTATACAAGAATCCGGATTTAATATTTGCATACAACCAATTAGTGTGTTTATTCCTACTAAGGCAAAAAATATTGTTGCTACAGAAGCTATTATTAAAAAAGTTAAAGAATTAACTGGTGCCAATTTTATTAATGATGGATTAGTTTTCAATATGTCGATTTCTGATACAAGCACTAATGATGGTAAAAAAGATAGATTTTTTGACTCTACTATTTTAAAACTGTTTGAAGATAGAGTAATAGATTTTGAATATAACGGTAACACAAAAAATCCGCCGGAGCATATTAGAAAACACTTTCGTTATGATCAGTATAGACAAAAAAATAGAGACAATGCTGAATCTATATACAATAATCCTTATGGTGCCAGTCCGCACTACAACATGGATAAAAAAGATATTGTAAATCTATATGTTAAACACAATCTTATAGAAGAACTAGCACCGTTAACGCTTTCGTGTGACGAGGATGTCGATATAGTTTACGCAAACAAATTAAATGTACCATGCGGATCATGCTGGTGGTGTGAGGAACGCAAGTGGGGATTTAGTTCTAACAATGTAAAAGACCCTGCACCTATACTAACTTTTGAAGAATACAAGAATCTGTAATATGGACATACCCAGTAAAACATTTTGCAGTATGGCATGGGATCATCAATTTATCGATCCTACAGGCAGAGTAAAACCGTGTTGTAGATTTGCAGAAAAATACAGGCCCAATGAGAACAATCTTAAAGAAAAAACTTTGAGCGAAGTTTTTTACGGGGGCTGGATGAATGATGTTCGCGATAAAATGATGCGTGGCGAACAAGTAAACGGGTGTATTCGTTGCTACCAAGAAGAAGCCGCTGGCAAACGCAGTCTGCGTGAACGCTATCACGATAGCAAGGAGTTACCGATTGATCAGTTAGTTGATTTAGATAATCCAAAGATTAGATGGATCGAACTTGCTATTAGCAATGACTGTAACTTAGCATGTCGCATGTGTGACAGTCGCTATTCTTGGAAATGGTTCAAAGAAGAACAAGCTATATTTGGCACTACTTATAATACTGTTGAAAAAAGTAAAAGTGATATATCAAATATCTATCCATTTATAAACGATCTTGTACATATTAAATTCACTGGTGGAGAACCGTTGATGACCAAGGATCAATGGGCATTAGTGGATAAAATGTTAGCCGAACGTGATTGCAGTGATATACTTTTAAATTATAGCACCAATTGTACTATTATGCCCAAAGACAACTGGATAAAAAAATGGAGTAAATTTAAACAGGTAGAATTTGCTTTAAGCTTTGATAGTTCAAATAAAGACGAAAGTGAGTATATACGTTGGCCAGCAAAGTATGAAACAACAGAAGCTGTTACTAAAAGGTTTTTAGAACTTAAACAAAGTCATGGATTTCACGTGTTTTTACGCAGCACAATTAGTTTGTTAAACGTTTGGCATATGCCAGAAAGTATGCAATGGTGGGCAGAGCATGACCAAGGAGTGCAGATTATGAATCCTACGCACTTGACTTATCCGGAAATCCTTTGTGTTACTGTATTACCGGCACACATTAAAAAACGTGTTACAGAAAAGTTTGACAATTATATTTTAAATTCAAGTAACGAAAAAATAAACAAAAGTCTTGAATATATAAGAAACTTTATGAATAGCAAGGATGATAGTTACTTATTGCCGCAACTAAAAACTTATTTAGAGGGCACTGACAAATATAGAGAGCAAGATTTTTTTAAGTCTTATCCTCAATTTTTAGATCTATTTTTTCACTTAGATAGTTAAAAAGTTCTGGAGTGACATCTTTAAAATGTATACCACGTTCAAGTGTAAAATAATTTAGTGCATCAACTGTTAAGGGTACTTTGTCAACTTTGGTTCCAATATGTTTTTTGAAATTGTTTAAATTAAAAATTACCTCATCTAAGTTTGCTATTACATCATGTTTATCAGACATGTATTCAATACATTTGTCAATATAAACTAAAAACCTTTTGTCTAAGACATCAATAGATAATGCATCGGGTTGATATACAATGTTAGCACTTATGTAAACTCCATTTGTATTGTACTTTTTACACAAATCAATAAAAAATTTAAAATAAGATAATGTATCAACAATAGACACACAGTTTATAGACATGTTTGTCGATATGGTAAAGCCTGCTGCAAACCATGTATTTAAATTATCAACATATTGTTTATAACTGCTTCCATGTCTTACATATTCGTAATTTTTTCCTGTGCTTTCTCCACTGACTGAGATGTACACATGTAGATTTTTATAAGTTTTTTTATAATCTCCGAGTTGCTTTATTATTTTTTGTAATAGATTAGTAGGAGTATTGCAATTTGTTTGCAGCCCTATTGTTAAACTTTTATCGTGGTTGGTATTCTTATAAAAGCTAGTAATACATAATTCTAAAAGATTTTTTTTATTAACAGTAGTCAACATAGGCTCTCCTCCTAATAATACTATTTCAGTTATTTTATTATCAGGTTGTGTGTTTCCGACGCTAGTTATATAATCAAATATTTTTTCAGAATTATTATTTTTTATATTCGTGTTTTTATTTGAACAAGAAAAATTTGGGGGCGTGTGTTTTGTAGTTTTCAATTCTGCTAACCATTGACTGCTATATTGTGCATTACAATAGATGCATTTACTATCACATGTATTATCAAAAAATAATTCTATTTTTTTATAGATATCAAGTTTGTAAAATTTATAGAATTCGTTTCCAAGTTGTCTCCAACTTTTGGCATTTGCCTTTTCAGTATCCCAACAGATATTGCATTCACGTATACGTCTACCTTTAGTTAAAGCTTTTTCTGCTTTTTTTAGTTCTTTGCTGCCTATCTGATTTATATGAGCCATTTTACAGCAAAGAGACTCTGTATTTTGTAAGTTGTCAAAAATTCTTTCAATGGAAGACCTTTTGCAGAAATTACTCATATTTGTATCCCAATAATAACTCCCATGTTTTAGGACAAACATCTTTGAGATTTTCTTTGCGGCTTGCATCTAATGTACGAGTATAATGCCAAAATTTGTCTAAATAATTGCTATAGTCCTCAGCCCACATATATTTGATATAGCTATCTAGTATTTTACAAAAGTGTTTGCGATTTAAACTATCTTGAATTTCTGTTTCGGCACGAGTTTTCCACTCTTCAAAATAGTTTTCAATCCACTGTTTGCTTTCTTTTGGAAATACTTTAATGTTTAAAAATCTAGGACTGTGAAGAGGATGAGGACTTATAACACTTTTATGTTTTACATCAACATTTATGCGTTTAAAGTTTTGTTGTATTTTCCACATCATCATTTCGGGCAAATGCACTAAGTTGTATGCTTGTATTGTTGCAGCCCACCAAATCTTAAATTCACCTTCTGCTGCATCTAGTTTACGCATGTTCTCTTCAATCTTACGCCATTTGCTAGGATTGCGTATGTAATCGTTAATCGGTCCAACAGCATCAACACTCATGCCTATTTGTACACGTTGGAAGTGTTTCCAAATATTCCATGCACGTTCCGGTATGTTAGTAATATTAGTATTGTATTCGATTACAATTTTATCTGCTCTGTTTGCATCAATACATTTCTGTAAAAATTCATAGTGCTGATCAATCATCAAAGGCTCGCCGCCTACAATATACAACCGTTCTACAACAGGAATCTGTTTTTCTAAATCAATCCAAAAATCTTTGCTTTTATACCAACTGTAAATATCAACATCTGGTTCATGTTTTCCTTTGGCATTTTTTACTAATTTTATTTTTTGACCGCTATCAGTATATTGCGGACCCCAAAGTTTTACTGTATCTTCGTACCACATGTTACTGTCTGTCGGTCCGCACATGCGACATTTTAAATTACACAGGTTTCCAAAACGCAAATCCATATATTTTATAGGATTTTTTTCTACTTCTATAGTACCGTCAATATCAGTCAAGCACTTAGAAGATTCCTCAGTTAAAACATGTTCCCAAATTGTACGTTCCCAGTCTGCTCTGCTTTCCATTCCGCTTTCGGCTTCACGTTTGCAACGCACACAGCTATCATGATATTCTCCTTTAAGCATACTCAATCTAATTTCTTTCATTAGATCTGCATTTCTAAAATCATGTATGCTGTCTTTGCCTAAATTATAATACGATCCGTCAGACTTGCTTACAAGACCTTGGTTGACACTCACGTTTGCATTACAGCAAACTCGTACATCTCCGTTGTTTCTCACATTTAATCCAAGCCAAGGAAGCGGACACCATGCTCTATTTGACATCTAATATCTCACTTTTAATATTTTTTCCGTGGCCGCTGCTAAATTCAAATTTATCTCCGCATGTTCTACCACAAGTGTAAATTCTTTTAAATTTACTGTCTTGATTGTTCCAACTTTTATCTAAGTATTGTTGAAAAAAATCATGTTCAAAAACACGCCAGCCATGTTTACGCATGTCGTTAAAATCTTTACCATACAATTTAAATAGATGATCAAAACTTGCAGTTTGTTGAGTTGATTTATGAAAATACGTAGGAGCACCTAACCAACAACAAGGCCATAATTTCATACACATATCAACAAAAACAGTTTGATCTCGTTGATATTTACAAGTAATAGTAGTGTTTTCTACATATGTGTCAAAACTATTATACGTTTTACGTATATCTATTTTATCTTGTGTATTTTGATTAGCTTTTTCTTCTACAACATTACCTTTTCGGGTTTCTTGCAATTTTTGATCTTGATCCGCAAAACGTGCTGTATATTTTGCAGTAAATTTTGCAAAACCCATGTTCTTGGCTAGTTGTTCTGCTTGTTCTATTTGATGATAATTGTGTTGAAATTCTATAAATGCCCACTCTGCATAACCACCGGCATCGATATATGCTCGAGCATTTTCCATAATCTTGTTAAACTGACTACCAACACGATACAGATGATTTGTATCTTCTAGTCCATCTATGCTAAAAATGACGCTTAGTTTGTTGCCACCTTTTTTTGCTAATTCACTCCACCAATCGGGTGTACGCATACTGCCATTAGTAGCAATACGTATTTTTTTAGCACGAGTTAAGCTGTAATCATATGTTTCGTCCCAAGTAGGACTTACTAAAGCATCACCATAATTTCCACAATGAAACAATGTAATTTTATTATCGTCAAATGGTTCGAGTAAGATTTTGTAATCGTCTACAGTAAGATCGGCAATAGGCATACTAGGATTAACAATTTTGCCATCGACTACTCTAGCACATTGTGGACACATACAGTTACATCTACTTGTGTGATCAATCTGTATACGGTTAATGTCTGTAATATTCAAATACATTAGACTAAACCTTTTAGTAAAGGAAATACTTCTCCAAACTTAGTTTCCCAGCCTCTTTGTTTATTAATTAGTTGTAGGTATTCTTTAGTTTCCGGTAATCTTGCACTCCAATCTTCTGCATTCATAAACTTTATAATACCTTTAAATCTTTTTAAACCATAAGATGCATTTAAAAATTCTTCTTTGCTGATTCCTGCTTCTTTTACACCTGTAAATTTTTGCCAATTGTCTTCCATCCAAGGATAGAACTCATTTTCATATTTTTCTGTAACCTGTTGTTTGATATCTTTAGGCAAAACTTTGACATTTAATTGCGGAGGCCAATAAGCAAAGTGCATGTTGATACCTCCAGCACCAAATGGCCAAGCATTTATTTTTTTAAACCTTTGATTAACTTTCCATTGCACAAATTCAGGAATATAAGGAACGTTTAAAGCCATTAGGGTTGTAGCGGTTGTAACTTCTACTTGAGGTGCAGTGTTATCTAACTTATAAAAAACTTCTTCTTGATGTTCCCATACACTAGGGTAACGTATATAATTGTTCTGTTCACTATATGCATCAATACTATAATGAAATCTTACACGTTTAAATTCTGCCCAAAGATCAAACAAATCATCACGCCACTCTACTGCATTACTATTGTACCGCAGTTCAATTTTGTTAGCGTAACCACGTTTGATACATTCTTCTAAGAGGTCATAGTGTTCGTCAATAATTAAGCTTTCACCTCCAGCAAAATATAATTGATATAAATTAGGAACTTGTTCAAACAGCTCTTGCCAAAACCTTGGGTTGTTTTTATGCCAATTGTAACTAGCCCCATGCACTCTGCCTTTGTTTTCCCATTGGCTGGTGGACTTTAGTTTTTCGTTTTGCATCTGTGGATAAATTGAATTCCACTCTTTTACCCATCCACTACTGTCATGAGGACTGCACATTACACAAGCAAGTTGACATTTTGTGCCCATACGTAGATCTATATATCTTATCTTTGTAGGAATACTTCCATCTTCTTGTGTTTCTGCAACTAACTGTTCAAGGTCGTATCTGGCACCCCAATATTCTGTTTCCCAGTTACGCTTACTTAAATGACCTGCTGCTTCTTCTTTATAGCACTTTAAGCAACTTGCTGGCTGCTCTCCACGTAACATCATATTACGAACATTACGCATGTAAGAACTGTTCCATGCATCTGCTAATGTTGTATGGTTAAAGTTAGCAGGAATACCATCGTCATTTTTTACAACGCCAACTTCTCCCCCACCCACTTTTTTATTTGAATCCGGATCTTGTACACTACTAGCATTACTAGTACAACAAGTACGCATTTTACCATCTGGACGACTGCTCAAATGCAGCCATGGTAATGCACAAAATGTAGGAGAAATTTTATCTGATACTGACATGCTACTACTTATTTAAATTGTTCTGCAAAAGGATCAAATTCGACACCGCACTTCATAGCACACACTTTTAATCTTCCAGTTTCATAACTATTTTCTTGCCACGAGTCTTCTATTAGATCAAAAATTTCTGTTTCAAATACACGCTCTAATCCATGAAGTTTAGCATTTATTGCATCTTTTCCTCCAGCAAAGTCTATGAATTTCCATATCAGTTCTGTTTTTGGATCTTTATTCCACCATTTATACATACGACCAGCTGTCCAGCAGCAAGGTAATGCTAAACCTTCTGCTGTAATAAACAGACTTCCTTCGTCTTTTACTTTGCATCGAATAGGGGTTTGCTGATAGTATGCATCCATACTGCCATATTTAATTTCTAACAATGATTGTTTTTTTAATGCACTGTTAACGTATTTGTCATCGGGTTTTTTTAGTTCAGCAGTTTGATTTCCTTTGCGATCCATTGCTTGGTGAGATTGTTTAGCTTGAGAATCGGATGTTACAAATCTTCCTGTTTTTTTAGCAACAAATTTTTCAAATCCCCAATCGTTAGCTATTTTTTCTGCTTCTTCTATTTGATGTTGATTATGTTCAAAAATTAAAAAATCCCATCGTGCTCTGCCCCCTGCACTAACGAACGCTTTCATACTGCGTTCTACAGCATCCCAATTAACGCCTTGTCTATATATGTGATTGGTATCACGCAACCCATCTACACTAAAAATAACAGTTCCCATTCTGCCATATATTTTTGCAAGTTCTTGCCACCACGTTTCATCTCTTGCTCCTGCATTTGTATTCATGCTTAACCACATGTTAGGGTTATGCTCTCTAAAATACTTAAAAATTTCCAAGGTGTCTCGTGCAACAATAGGATCGCCCAAATTGCCACACATATACATTGTTTTTAGTTGTTTTATAAAATTGGGTTCGAATATTTTTTTACAATCTTCGAGTGTTAACTCATCTAAATTTATGTGAGGATTTAATGCACCGCCGTTTTGATTGCGATCACACATAGGACAACTTGCTTGACAATTTTGTGTAACTTCTAAGTGAATTGTTTTTATATCTTTATATTCATACATTGTAAATTAACTTTACGTCCTTTCCAGGTCCTGTTTTGCTAGGTAAATCGCCATGTTGTTCAACATACCAAATTATAACTGCTCGATACCAATTTTGACTATTGTGATGAGCTGCTTTGTTAAACTGCCAAATATTATTATTAGTAGCTTCCATAGTAGTTAGTGCCCTTGCACTTTCCTTTTGCAATTCTCGTAAACTTAACTTATCTAAATCCAATTTTCATAAACCTTTTATATTTAGGCAACTCTAATTTGCCTTCGTAAAGAACAGTAGTCATTGGAGCACTTGCACTAAATTCTTCTAATGTATTGTAAGTATTTACGTGTTCTTCGACTTCGTGGTAATCGTTTGCTTGTATTACAACTAATTTACCAGTTGGTATTTTGCTATACCATACTATAAAATCATTTAAATGTTCACAACTGGTATTGATAACAGTATCTGGACTATCTACAATTTCACTTTCAGACCCATCCGATCTTAACGTTTTATAACAATAATAGTCGTAATCTATATCCATAATATTTTTTGTAGTTGCTTTAAATTTCCAGTTATCCACTAACCAAGGTTTATTAAAAATTTCCGCAATACTTGCACAACTAGAATCAATGTCAAAGCTACGAATTTTATCTACTTTGATTTTGCTTTCGAACAACATTGTAGCTAAAGTACCATACCATCCAGCACACAAAAACACTGTGCCTAAATCTACGTCACACTTTTTTAGTTGTTCAACTAACCATAATTTACTTTGAAGTTGTCCTCTACTAAAACAATCGGGGTCAATTTTTATATTGTTAACAAAAAAGTTTTTAAATGCAGCAACAAACTGTGTATCAACATATCTTTCAAGAATAGGCCATAGTTTCCATACATTGTCTTCGATAACTAATTTACGTAAATCTTCGTCATCAACAAGTCTAAAGATACTGTGTAGATTTTTTTCTAACACTGCTTTTCGTAAATCGTCGATATCACCAGATACTGTATTAGGCAATAATCTAAAAATACTGGTTAAATCACGATCGATATAAGATCTACGTAAGTCAGATAGTTTTGTATTATATGGATACAGTAATTCAAATCTGTCTAACAATTCGTATATTTGCATTATATTTTTAAATTCCATTGTTTATTAGTATAACATGCATAACAAATACTGTCAACGTACAACTTATTATCTTCTAGTTTGTACTCTCTTGGAGGATTAGCTAGGGTAGGTTTTGCATAAAAATCGTTGTGGTCATTTAACTCTTTAAATACGGTGTTTTTTGCAACATCTCTATATACTCTTGGCGAATCAGATAATTTAGTGTTGTCTATTGCAAATTTCATTCCTATAACACTTTTTTCAAAAATTTGGTTAGGTTCTACTAAATCTAACCATTTGTGCTTTTGTTTAAACTTGTTTGTGTGATCTGTAATCACAAGAGGAATTTTTTCTTTATAAACGTCCGCAAGAAGTATACGAGTTGTTCCTGGATGAACTCCATACCTACCTTTTCCAAACCAACTCATACTCATTGGTGTCGTAATACCTGTTCCACAACGTATGTCATCAATAATTTTAGAAATTGCGTTTATCTTGCCTATGTGACCATCATTTAGCCAAGGATCGCTACTGTAAACTACATGAGAAGAAAAAAATAGATTATCAATTAAATGTTTCAAGTAATTATAGATATTTCTATTTACAAAATTATCATTGATTTCTTTTAACGTAAGATAAGTGATATAGGTTTTTGTTTGATAGAAACTGTCAAATTGATTAGCTAAATCGACAAATTGTTGGTAAGTTTCTATAGGTAAAACTTGTAAGTCCATTATTGCTTAACCTTTAATTCAGTTCCAAGCATTTGACCTACTTTTGCTGTAGGACTGTTACTCCATATTAATACTTCGGCATCGTCGTAGAGAAAATCGCAGTCCTTGCAGTATGGTATTTCGTCAAATCTACCCTGTTCATGCAACTCTCTCAAACGGTTGTATTTTTCTCCCCAATAGATATCTTCAAAACTTTGTGAGTCAAAGTGTCCTAGAACACTTGCACTTTCAGTAGGAGGACCTAGAACTTGGCAACAAGGTGTTACTGCTGCACGATGTCCATTTATGCCGCCTGCTCTTACAGTAAGTTCATCGGCTTCAGGTCTACCGCAGGTTCTACGTTTACCTAGTCTAGTATAATTTGGTTTATAGTTTCCACTCCAGTTGTGCATTTTCCATATATATGCTTCTGTACCTATCGGAAAAATAAAGTTTTGCTGATATTGATTTACTTCATACTGTACCCGATTAGGATCTAAAATTAAATGGTAACTGTCTAATCTACATTTGCTTGATGTTCGAGCAATATAATCTCTGGTATCACAAGCATACTGATATATCATGTCCCAATTATCTACATTCATCCATTGCTTGTACATTTCTCTATTATAGCCTATAACACTAAAACGAAACAGACTCAATCCAGCATCTATGCTGTCACGCATTAGATCTCCGGTAAAATTACTGCCGTTACTATAGATATAACTACGTAATCCTCTGCGTGTACATGCTTCAATATATTTAGGTAGATCTTTATTCATTGTAGGTTCGCCAGAGCCTTCTAAGTTTATAAGAGGCGTGCCGTATTTAGGCGTAACTTGATCAAGAATATTTTCAAACTGTTCAAGAGGCATAATTCGCAGAAAATGTTTTTCTCTACCGGGAGAAGTCTGTGGACACATTTTACATGTGTAATTGCATCCGCCAAATATTTCTATCACTACACGTTGTAAATTTATTTTGTTTTCCATGTCTTGTATAAATGTTCTGCATATAATTTATGATATTTTTCATCAAACTGTTTCATGAGCCAATCAAAATCGTTGATCTTTTTAAGTAATTCGATGTTACCTTGATTTTGTAATCCGTAAGCACTACCCATTTTAGCACCTTGTATTGCGTACTTGCCACATTGTCTACCTGCACCAACAGTACACCAAATTCTTAAACGTTCAGCAGTTTCTTCATCTTTTTGTCTATCAATAACTTTACTTGCTAATTTAGTGCATTCACGGAATGCACTTTTCCAAGTATTAAAAGGGTCTGTGTTGAATGCAGTAATATTTGATATATCATGCACAGCCTTGAACTTGCTGCTAATACTTGTAGTCATGTCGGGCTTGCTGATATCCATGTTAATTGTCAATTCTGTAGGAAACAGTTTTACGCCACCATATCCGTATACCATGTCGTTTATAGGGTTTTGGCTACGCCACACATGAACTGTTTCTCGATCCCAACGAGCTACTTGATAATCGAATTTAAAATCATCAACAATTATAGCATCGCCATCTACGATCCAAAACAAATCAGTATCACACAATTTAGCTGCTTCAATATGTGCTTGATGAATACCTTTGACTCCGTGTACACGCTTTGTATTAGGAAATCGTTCTAATATACGATTATAATTTTTGTCAGCATTAGGTTCTTGATAACTGATAAACACAATATCGTAAGGTTTAGGGGTACTAATAACAATATTAATTTCTTTTTTTGCAGCTACAAATTTGTAATCAAATTCTCGTTTGCTAAATTTAGCATATTTACTGCACAGTAAAATACCATCATGATATTTTCCATTTAGATAAGCATGAGTTATTGTTCTATCATACTGTTCATCATGACTAAAATACGTGTCAAATCCAAACCTACTAGTAGGATTAACATAATCAGGTACAATCCAGAACATTTCAGTTTTGCTTGCATTAAGTGCGTCAATATAATCCTCATATGTTTTAGGATAGAATATTTCATATCGACATGGGCCACTTGCAACTATGTTCCATTCCTTCCTGTTTAGAATAAATCTGTGCTCCACTTCCTTTTTTGTTAGCAGGCGATGCTTGGATAGCAAGAACAAACCATTATAAAGGTCTTTGCCTTTTACCCTATGTATGAATGCATGATTTTGCTGTCTGTCATATATATTATCGTGAGTAAAGTAAATATCAAACTTGAAATTTTCTGCAATAGAAATGTTATTACTGTTTGCCCAGAACAATTCAGTAGTGGTATTGTCATATGCGTTTAAATAATCTTCATAACTATCCACTACAAATGTGTCGTACTGTTTAGGGCCACTGCCTACTATTTTCCATTCTTTGCGATTTACGATATGTCTAAATTCAACTTCTTTTTGTGTCAAGGGTCGATGCTTGCTACATAGAAAGAGTCCGTTATACAGATCCTTGTCTTGTACCTTGTGAATGAATGCATGATTTTGCATTCTATCATATTTGTTGTCATGAGTAAAATATACATTGGGTATTGTAGCAGAGATATTCCTACTGCTCATCCAAAACATTTCTGTTTTGCTATCTTCTACTGCTTTTAAGTATTCGTCGTAACTGTCAATTTCGTATACTGAATAATCAACACCAGTTGATGCTTCGATATTCCATTCTTTGGCATTTACAAGAAAACGATGTTCTACTTCACGTTGTGTAAGCGGTCTATGCTTACTACATAAAAACAATCCGTTGCGTTTATCTCCACAGTGTAAAAAGTTGTGATTTGTTTTTCTGTCAAATGCATTGTCGTGTGTAAAGTAGATGTTGGGTATATTTGCAGTAATATTTTTGCTGCTCATCCAAAACATTTCAGTTTTACTGTTTTCTAAAGCATACAGGTATTCGTCATAGCTATCGATATCAAATACAGGATATGTTAGAGGACCACTAGCAACCACGTCCCACTCTTTTGCATTTACAATAAATCTATGCTCAAACTCACGTTGTGTTAGAGGTCTGTGTTTGGTTAACAGAAACACACCGTTGCGATAATCTTTGCCATCTACTCTATGTATAAAGTTGTGATTGGATTTTCGATCATACTCATTGTCGTGGGTAAAATATAAATCCATTTTAAAGTTAGGATCTAACTTTACATTTGATGTAAATGTCCAAAATAGTTCTGTGGTATCTTTACTTTCAATAGCTGCAAGATATTCATCGTAGGTATTGCACTCTACTATGTCATAAAACTTTTTGGTACTTCCTACAATATTGTGTTCAATGCGATTCACAGGAAATCTATATTCCACTTCACGTTCAGATAGCTCTCTCCGCTTTGTGCATAAAAATAACCCGTTATACAGGCGTTGATCATCGACTTGGTTAATAAAAGCGTGGGTTTGATTTCTTAGCTGACTGTCGTGATGCGAAATATAGAAAGTGTTAACAAGATGTAGGTCATGCGTTATAACATTACTGCTCATCCAAAACAATTCTGTAGTAGAATTTTCAAGAGCAAACTTATAATCTTGATAACCATTTATAGCAAATAAGTCGTAGGGTTTAGGAACACTAGCTACTATGTCTATTTCTTTTTTATTAATATAAAATCTATGTTCGATTTCTTTGTTGGATACATATGAATTTTTTGGTATCAGTGCAATACCGTCATAAGAATTATTGTTCTTAAAAACATGTACATAATTTTGACTCCACTGGTCTGGAACATAAGTAAAGTCAAATTCACTGTTCACTATTACATCGTCCGGAACTAACCAGAAGAAATCTGTTAAAGAAATTTTACGTGCATGTTCGAATGAATCGGCTTTTTTAGCAAGAGGAAATTTACTCTTTAGATCATTCCACTGTTTAGAATTTTTTTGTAATGTTATAAAAATAATATCATACATACTGTTATTATATAGCAGTTTTATTGTTGTGTCAACTTTTTTACGATAAATAGTTTACAAGGAGATTATCATGGAATACTACGAAGGTGCATCTTATAAAATAAACATAGAAGGCTATGACAGCACATTAATTTTGGATGGCTATACCAGAACTCTTAAAGCTACCGTAATTGATCAAAATGACAACATTATGGTAGACCACGAAACTGGTACTCTATATGGAACGTTAGTAGGAAACATTGTTGACACTGATAATAACCTTATTTTTGATTCGGAAAGAAGAATCATTCATGCAGAGCAATTCAAAGGCAGTATAGTCGACAAGCACGGTGACATAGTTTTTGACCATAATCAGACTACTTTTTCAGGAACATTCGTCGGCGACTTGCATGGCAATATCATGTCTGGCGAAACAGTTATTTACGATCGCGAAACACAAAGTATAAATGCAAACATCATTGGTAATTTGTTTTCAGCAGATGGCGGACTGTCTTATGATCACGACAGAAATATATTTCAAGGAACCTTTGTAGGTAACTTTTTAGACCAAGACGGCAACCTGTTGTTTTCAAGCAGCGATACTACACAAAACTTTGGTGACAATGTATTAATGTATTCAGATGGCACCATTGCATTAGATTTGCATACTAAAATTATCACAGGCAGTTTGTGGGGAAATATTGTTACACAAGAAGGTAATGTTCTGCTCAATGCAGAATCCGAAGGCTTTTACGGAAATGTACACGGCCATGTGTTTAGTCGAGATGGGGCAATATTGCTTGATGTTGATACAAAAACAATAACAGGCAATTTGATTGGCGATATTTATAACGCAGATGGATTTTTAATATTTGACCACGAAACATTTGAACTTAGATCAAACGTAATGGGTAACATACTTGCTTCCGATGGCAGTATTATGGTTGATACACAAACAGGTGTTATAGTAGGTACAGTTGTAGGAAACGTATCAGGAAATATTGTAAATTCAGATATGATGACTGTATTTGACTCCGATAACGTAACTTTTGCTTTTCCAATTCGAGCTGATATTATCGGTTCAGTAACCGGTAATATATATGACATTGATGGTGATAAAATATTAGACGCAGATGAAAGAACGTTACAGATCAATTCAATTATTAGTAATTCAATATCTTCAAACTTCTTTGGTACCTTTATAGGCAATATTATAGACCCAGATGGTTTGGTTGTTTTAAATTCAGACTCAAATGAATTTTTAGGAACTGTAACCGGTCAATTAGAAGGAAATATCTTCAATAGCAGTGGCCAAATAGTATATAACTTTGAAGCAAAAGAGTTTAATCTTGATACAGTCAAAATTGTAGACCAATTGTTGTCGATAGATTATGAAAATAACTTGTTGAGTATTGGAAAAGCGTCTTCTAGTGTACCATACAGCGGCGGTACTCTAGCAATATATTCAAACAAAGATATCACAGATGACTATGGTCCTTTGAGTATTTACGTTTCTAAAGACAATTCAAATTTAGGAGCTATTACTCTAGTAAAATCAAGAGGTACAATTGACCAACCTATGCCTGTACAACCAGGCGATAAGTTGAATGGCATATTATTTGGAGCACAATCAGGTTCATCATCCGAAACTATATGTGCAGTAGGTTCAATAGAATTTTCAGTAGAAGAAAATTCTGTTATTTCTGATTATAAAATTGCAGGACAATTTGATTTACTATTATCCAACAGCAATGGCGAACTTGTAAACGTTTTGTCTGTAAACTCTGACGGATATTTAAAAACAAAGATCAAAGATCTAAGTATAGTAGGACAAACTTCTAATACACCGACAAATAGTACTCCTAATAGATGGTTAGAAGTGCTAGTAAATGGTATTACACAGTATATTCCTCTATATTCATAATAGACGTGTGATTATGTTTTTTTGTAATATTTGTAATCAAATTAGTGCCAAATCCTGATCTGTTAAGAAAATGTAACTTTGATCTAAAATCATAAAAATCATCCCAACTTTTTAGTGGTTCAAATGTATATTCAACAAACATGTTAACTAGGCTGTCTTCAAACATAATATATTCGTATATATTGTATCTAAAATTGTATTTTTCAAGATTTGGTCTATTATAATCAACTGAAAACATTTTATTAAATAACATAACATCTTCTTCTAAGGCATTGTTAACATTGTCAAAATACTTGCTTGCCCATTCAGCAATGGCTGCTTCTACTCCGGATCTATTTTGATGCAGCTCGAATTGATTGTCATACAATACTACATCGTCTCTAGCTTCGCCGCCATTAGATGTTTTGTATTCAACTTGATCCCAGAAGAATGCTTTGTAAGCTTCTTCGTGTGACTTGTAGATTTTATTTAAAACAGGATTAGTTTGAATAAACTGTTTTAGATCTTCGTACAGATCAAGATAACTAATGCCCTTGTATTTGTGCAAAAATCTTGCAATAATCTGTGTCCAACCATAGTTGTGAAAATTTACAAGAATCCAAGAAAACATCCACGATTCTAACATCTCTTCTTTGCTCATATACTTGGTTTCAACTACAAGTCTACTGATCTCAGGAATACGTGTAGGTTGTCCGCCTTCAATGTGTGGAACAGTTCTTGTTACTATTCCGTGCTTGTCTATTTGGTCTGCTAATGGTGAATTTCTAAGAACGTCAAGTGGATATATTTCCAATGATTTATGAAGTCCTAAAGTTAGTGCTTTATCTAAGCCAGTTTTCCAAGATGCAACAGTTTCTTTAGGTAACCCTAATATTAACTCAGTAAAATATGATATTCTATTTACATTACACTCATGGAAAATTTCGCTGATATCATTTATGCCTAAATTTCTTCTTTCAATTTCAACCAATACGTCATTGTCTAGAGATTGTAAACTAAGAGTAAAGCCTCTAAAAATTCCTCCTTCGTTTAATACTTTAGCAATGTCTAACAGTTGTTTAGTACTGTTTTTATACCAGTTGATAATTATACCATTTGGATATCCATATTTCTTTTTACATTTTACTATGTGTTTGGCTATAGCTAAATCTCTTTCGTAAAAGACACCAAAATTAGCATCTCCTACTGATACAAAATCGATTTTATTCTTTGCCATCCACTCAATCTCATTGAACACTCTGTCGTCGTGCATTTTTTTAATTTTACTAAATGTCATGCTACCCCAATCACAGAATGTACATTTAAACGGACAACCTCGATTGGTTTCAATAGTTGTAGCCCAAACAAACTCTGGATGCTTTTTCATTACAATTTCATAAACGTTTGATTCATACATTGGACTAGGCAAAACGCTTGTTTCTAATCTAGGACTACGTGGATAAGTAGGTTTAACTTTACCTGTTTCATTTATATCACGTAGCATTTTAAGTAATATTTCTTCACCTTCTCCGTAATGAGCACTATCTATAAACTTGTGCTGTTCAAGATATTCTTCACAATGTTTGTCAACTTGATTTCCACCATATATAATAATGCAGTTAGGAAAACGCTCTTTGATTAATTTTGACAAAATTAGACAAAAATTTTCATTCCACACTTGTACACTAAACAAGCACACATCCGGATCTACTAATTCTTTTACAATATCTGCAGGTTCATTTCTTACAACATATACATCTATTAGTTCAAAGTTATTGTGTATGTCTTGATGTTGTACTGCATATGTCCAAACCGAAGATAGACTAAAAGGCAGCCAATGACTAGTAAAGTTCTTTCCAAAACCTGCCTGATAATTTGGTTGGAACAAATAAACTCTTTTCTTCATTATTTGTCCTCAAACAAAAATTCTGTGCTGTTATAAAATCTAAATGTTGCAACATTTCTCATTTCGTTTGTTGGATTATACACCCCATGAGGAACATTGACTCTCAAAACGGCTGGTTTGTCTAAAACCAATCTTGCTACTTCTGTAACCGAATTAGGATCTACACCGCCACAAAAATAAAAATTAGGATAATAGCAATACTTTGGAGTCTCATCATTTATCTTATAAAATAGTGTTTCACTGTTTTCACAATTTTCTAGAGGAATATTAATTGCGTTTGTTGGCTCAAATTGAGTTTCTTCCCAGTCTTCTTCGTCCTTGGCATCTATGTGTATAAAAACACAATCTTTATCCAGTGGGTCTTTAACCTCAATTTTGTTTGGAGCATTTACAAAATAAATTAGTTGGTGAACATCTAATCCCATTGACTTAAATGTTGCATATAAATCTGGCAATTCTTTTTCTATTGTATCTTCAAAAAAACAATACCAGCTCACGTGGACTTCTTGTCCTTGTGGCGTCATTTTAGAGTATTCTTTAGTTAATTCATCCGGCGGTGGATTGTTATTTCTAAAATTTATTAGATCTGCTTGATGTTTTTTCCAATTAGGAATATCAAGATAATTATAATATTTTTTATAAGACATCTTCTTCCTTTGGTATTTGAATATATTTACCGAAATCGTAAGGCACAATAAATTTTCTGGCACTATCGTCAACACAAATGTTATTTAAAAAGTCAATTAAGTCAAGATGCTGTTGTTCAATTTTTTTACATATATTAAAATTGTGTTCAACTCCATCTCTTATTTTACTTTGATTTTTGTTAGCATTTTTTAAAAAATATTCTACGTTAGTAGCAACTGCACAATTTTTTTCATCCCAGTTGTCTATTTTATAATAATCCGGTATAGCAAAAAACTCTTCAAACGTACAAAATCCTAGACTTTTTACATATTCAATTCTATCTTTGTGATCAGCTAAAATAAAAGGAAGTCGATTTCTCATAGGTTTGAATAATCCTTGCGTTAAGTATTTCCAATTTGCATGAGGAGGATACGCCCATCCTTCGGTTATGACATCAATTGATACTTGGGCATATTCTTCATACGGCGATGATACCATCAAGAGTGCAGCAGGTCCATCCCAAACTTTATTATCCACAATTTGTTTACCGGTCATATCTGCATAACCTCTGTAAGCACCAGTATTCTCGTCGTGATTGTTAATTGTGTCTTTTAAAAACTTTCTATAATCCTCATCGGAGTATTCTTTAAAATAATTTCTAACATATTCTTTGTCACGTTCCGATTTTAATGAATAAAAACTATATAAAGAGTTTTTTAACATATCTTTTTCGTAAAATGCTTTAAGCAATCCAATCCTATTTGGACGACTTATTTCACCTGTAAAAAACATAAATTTACCAGTATCAGGATTCCATTCATGTTGAGAATACTCTAAACCATTATTTCTGCGAGAGTCCACAGATTTGATCATTTCTAATCCATAATGCATTTTTAATAATTTAACATCTATGTTTCTATTTTCAAATTCTTTGTCAAAGTCATGTGCTTGACCTAATAATAGATAGGTTGTATTAATATTGATTTTTTTAAATTCTGCTATTAAATCTTTTAACCAATCATAAAAAATATCATTATCTTTGTATGCCATTCCATCAATTAACATCAATCCTACTACTGTATCAATATTGTAATTTTTTTGATATTCTTTAACTTGCTTTAATATAAGCTTCCTATGAAACTCATACATTTCTATATCAGTATAAGTTTTGTCTGAGTATATCCACCATAACTCAAACTTTATTATAGCTGCTTTCATTGATTCTTATCCCATATCATATCCATAAAGTTGTTCCAATATTCTTTTGCATCGTCAAGTGTTTTATTTACTTTATATGATTTTATATAGTTATACAACCATGGATTGGCATTTTTAATGCTTTCTTTTCGTATAACATCCAGTTCTTGAGTGTAATGTACAAAATAATCAAACAAATTTTCACCAGGTTCGTTTAACCATTGCAAAACTTTTTTGTTTGTTATATTGTTATTAATATACAACTTAAAATTGTCAGGTGTATTTTGTATGTTTAGCTCTCTTGGATAAGTCACAAAGTTTTCATTAAACACAAACTTAGGATAGTTTTTTCTATAGTACGATTGTATATTATCAATCTCATTTGCATTGTAAACATTTATGGTACAGTTTATTGTAACAGAGATTGTCTCATTAATAATACTATGATAATAATCTAATACCGATTTAACTTTATTAAACTCCGCATTTTTTCTGATATAATTAAACAGTTTATCAGTACCATCTAAACTGACTGTTAACGCAACTGTTTTAAATCTTTGTATATATTTTTTTATTTTTTTAGTCGGCATTATTGTAGCATTAGTTGTCATCCATAATTCTATGTTTTCAATAGTATTTTCGTTGTCTAATCTATCTAGCATAGGTTCAAACTTCGGACTGTACAATGGCTCGCCGCCTTGAAAAACAATTCGTTGTAAATTATGTAAATTAACTGTATCAGTTAAAGTGTTTTTTAAATATTTTGTAGGTGATAATGTTCGGCCATACAATAGCTTTTCATCTGCATACCAATTGTGACTATAACCACTAGTACACATTCTGCATTTAAGATTACAAATATTATCTAACATAAAATCAAGTACAATGAGCTTTGGTTCTGTAACAATACCAAATTCTTCATTTGCTTGTTGTCGTTCACTAATTAAGCCTGCTGCTTCTTTATTGTAACAGCTTTCACAACCTGATATACATTTACCTTGTAGCATATCTTGTCGAATATTATTCATCCATTCACTATCAAAAAAATTTTCAACAGAATCTGTTTGCGGAGGTTCTAAAAAGTTACAACATGGCATAACTTGATTAAAATTTGCTACATACAAATTAACAAACGGATACGCACAATAAGTCTTATTCATATGCTGTTACCTGTAACACTACTCTCGGTGAATGGCTAATGTTTGCTGCACCATGAATATCTTGACTATTGTAGTACTCATAAGCTTCATAAGCTAGATAATTCGTTATCATTTTATCTTTGTAAATAAAAACATGTCCAGGTTCATAGTCTTGTAACGGAACCCATAATCTCTTACAATTAGCATCATGAGTGTGAGGATCGGTATGCATAGGCATAAACTGTCCAGGATATAATTTAGTGATCCACCAGTGATACTTTTTAAAGGGTAAGTCAAGTTTTCCTAACTGAGCTTCTTCATACACCCACCAATGTATTGCATGTAAATCATATCCAGCTTCTTTTGCTCTACGATATTCGGCACTTTCAACTGCTGTTGCTGCTGGCCAATCTCTAGGTCTAGCTTGTCCTACTGTATCAAGAACACGCTGTCTTAAATTTGCAGGAATTAATTCTTTCCAATTGTCAATATACATCAAGATGTTCTATTCCTAATGTTTTTCTAAACTCATTGCTAAATTTGCAGTCAATGCGAAGCCCGTATTCAATTTCTTTTGATTCTTCGCCGCCGTGCCAATCCTGATCATTCCAAAATGCAGCATTAGCGTTTATATAATGTTTATTTTCTGTTTCTGGATCCCAAATATAAAATCCACGCTTGGTTCTATATCTTATGTGTATAAATTCATTGTTATGACGAGAATATTGTTTGTCATCTAATATACCGTTACGTGCATCTAAGTCTCTATGCTCAAATGCTCTACCATTATGATCGCAATGAAAAAATATCACTCGTCCAATTCTATCGATGATACCACTGTGTTGCAAATCTTCAACCCAGTTAACAACACCAGGAAAGTATTTTGATTCTTCAGTTTTTTGACGTTCAGCATTTCGTAAGTTCCAATCACCCTGTTCCCAGAGGAAATAATATATGTATGGGTCATTGGCACCCATTACAGTTTTTAAATATCTAGTAAAGATATTACGGTTTCTAAAATCTTTTAAATCTGTAAAATACATAGGATCGCCTGTGACACGTATAGGATGTGTTTCCGGTAATGCTAAATATTCTTCGACTGCCTTGTAAATAGGTTTCCAGTTCATAATATAACTAGCATCGTGCCAATCAAATCCAGGAGCCATCCAAGTGCCTTCTTTTGCATAATCTCTTGCTAATGAAAATCCCTTTGCAATTTCAGGATGCAATTCTCTAAACTTACTTATAGGCAAATATGGATCTAAATTTATATAAGGTTTACCACCAATTCCTCTAATCATACACATACTTAGCCGATAAGTATGTGTATGATGGATTTTCTTGGGACACTACTTATAATTGCTGCAAAATATTATTACAAAGTTGTACACTTTTTTAATAAAAAATTAGCAGTCAATATTGATTATAAAAAATACTACAAAGACAACAATATAACAAAAATAATTAACAGTTTACATTCTAAAAAAGCAAATATAATAAATGAATTCGATTTATCATCATACGTTTATATAAAAATGTGGAATTCTCGTGTTATAGATTTATTAGATGGTGACGAAAAAGTGTATAAAACATTTCAAAAAGAAATTGCAATGTTAGAAAAACTTCCAAACATAGAACGAGCATTGTATATGTTTGTTGATCCTAATTCTGATATAACCGAGCACCTTGACGACGATGATAAAACAACTTACCGTATATTAATAGGAGTTTGTGGCGAAGGAGAATTTTCTAATGTCAGCAAAAAACAAACAAATGTTTTAACTAAAGGAAAATCTATTGGAGTTGATGTAGAAGTTGAACTACACAAAGGTAAAAACTATACTAACAATCTTTGGTCAGTGCTGATCGTTTGTATCTCGAAAGAATCATACCGTGTTTGAGTACTATTATAATAATGTACCAGGAAAAGGATTGTGCAGAAACAATCTTATCTACACAAGTTTAATTTCACGAGATCGAAAGACTTTTTGTCAGTGGTATTACAACGACGAAAACTATCACGGCGGGCACAACGAAGTTGTTGATCCACGGTTAATGGAAGAAAAATGGCATAGAGAAATTAAATTTTTAACTATTATGTCCAGACATTATCCCCAGCATGTTCCGACAATTGACACTGTAGATCACATAAACAAAAAAATATACTTTGATATAGATGGAGCAGATTTTTGGGAATTGTCCGGATGTAACAAAAACAATTTCGATAGTGTTTTACCCAATTGGCGAGAACAAATGCTAGATATTTTGAAGTCACATCAAAACTTGGGCATTTACAAATATAGTTTGCATCCTAGCAGTTATTTTATTGTAAATGGAAAACTAAAAAGTATCAATTATTTTTTTGCATATGATGGCAACGATAAACCTATCAGTCTTAAAAGTGTGTTGAGTCATATAAGTGAAAATAGGCGTAATCTGTTGTTTCCGCAGATGGAACAAATGGGAATCAACTTGTACATGTCAACAGAATTTAAAGTTATTCAAAAGTTAGCATATCGCAGTTTTGCCACAGATTATCCAGAAGGGTTGTTTGATGAGTTATTGTAGTATGCTGTACAGAGAACTAACAGTTGCAACTGGTAACAAATTGCTTCCATGTTGTTTATACAAAGAAGATATCGACGTTGTTGGATCTGTGAAAGAAACATTTTATCACGGGGAGTTCGAAACACTAAGACAACGTATGCTTTCAGGAGAACGTATAAGTGCATGTGAGCAATGCTATGATAAAGAAGCACTAGGGCTATCATCTCTTAGAACAGAATCAAATACCAAATGGAACAATCCTCAAAACGTTAAACTAAAAGTATTAGAATTAGAGTTTGATAATATTTGTAATTTAAAATGCAGAAGCTGTAATAGTGTTCACAGTCATCAGTGGTACAATGACGAAAACAAAATATTTGGAACATCACTGCTTGGCAAAAAGCATAGACAGATTGACGATTATTTGAGTCTTGATTTATCCGAGATAGAAACACTAAAGTTTTACGGCGGCGAACCTTTTTATTCACCAATGTGCAAAGAGTTTTGTACACATCTTAAAAAAAGTACAGATGTTTCTCGATTAGAAATTGTTACATTTTCAAATTGCACTGTTTTACCATCCGACGAAATTTATACAATATTAAAAGAATGCAAGTCTTTGTACATGATTTTAAGCATCGATGGCTATGGAAATTTTAACGATTATTTTAGACACGGATCTAAATGGGACAAGATTGTCGAAAGTTTAAATTTTTATACAGATTTGTTAAAAATTAGATCGGGCGAAACAGAGTTACTAGTAAACACAACTGTTAGTGTTTATAATGCTAACTTATTACAAGAATTTGATAGTTTTATGATTAAACACTATCCACATATTAAATTGCAAAAAAGTGCGTTAACTTATCCAGAATATCTTTCGATTGCAAATTTACCAAAAGAATATAAAGTAAAATTAGAATCATATTTACAAAGTTATCCTGATATACTAACTTACATGAATCAAGAAGGAAATAGTAAAATGTTTGATTACTTTTTGTATTTTCATCATTCATTAGATCAATTACGAAATGAAAAATTAGAAAACAATTTGCTAAACGATTTTATAAAACTTTATAACTGTAATATAACAAAAGAAGATATGAAAGTGTTAATTGAATCTTATGTACAAAATTAAAGAATATAATAACAATTTAGATTTAACAGAATACTATTGTCTTGCACATGAGCGTGGATTTTATAATAACAACAGCAAAGAAAAACTAGTTGACACTTGGTTACACATGGACCGTTGGCAAGTATGGATCCTTTACTACAACGATCAAGTTGTGGGCTCAATTGCTGCACACAGTTTAGAAGAACTAGGAGTATTAGGTGATGCATATCGTATTGCTGCTAGAACTTGTACGTTCGACGATTTAACTGGGCAACGTAAAACTTTAAGAACAGCAAACACTATTATTGCAAAGCATCAAAATTTAACAGCACAGTTGCTATTGCCATTGTGCGTTGAGTGGGCAGGCAAAGACAAAGACCTATACATAAGTTCAAACGAAAACGACACAGGCACACAAAAGTACGTTCATAGACTGTATTGCCCAGGGCTTAAAAAAGCGGGCGTATTAGAAGAACCCGTTGACTTAGAATACAGAGGTGCTATTCAAAGTTTTTGGCGTATGAATGTTGATGAATTTTATCGTCAAATGGATGAACATTGGTGGCCCGAAGCACGAGCAGCACTAAATGCATATAGAGCATCTATTGCAGAATGATCTGAGTTAATACGTTTTAATTCTGTATAAACGTGATTGGTTAATTTCCATCTAAACTCCACTTGTCTAATACTGGGTTTTTGAGCCCAAAACATAATAGTCTCGACAACATCATCCAACGGGGTTGTGTAATCGCTGGTAAAAGCTGATGCATGATCTGTATCAACTGTTGTTCCTTCTAAGAAACTTAAATCAAGATGCAGTATAGGAATACCGTTGGGATTTATGCTTTCTAATCTGCAAGCTTCTGCAAGTGCTTGCTTGTCATGTACATAGTCAGTAGGAACAAGTTCCGGGTACAGTCTGCTTACACTACCCATTACGACCATCATACCAACTTTATCTTTTAGGGCGTGGAACAATTTCAATTGCTGAGAATCTCTATAAGCATTATTGATAAACAATTCTGCACCGGATGCTTGCTCAACAATTTTATCAAAGTCTTTTTCAATGTCATAACCGTTGCTGCGACTCATACCTATTATGTTATGACAGCTTACATCTTTAAATTTATCGTAAATGGCTTTTCCTATGCCACTTGTATGTCCTGTAATTATTATGTTTTTGCTCATACATTAAATCCTATTTGTGTTATAGATGTATTTTTACACCAAAATTGTATAGTGTTCCAAATCAATTCATAATCCTCATATGACTTTCCAGTTAGTTTAAGATACAGCCACTGATGCCCTTCTAATACTGTTTTTTCAAAATATTTTTCTAATGTTTGTTTTTCTTGACTATACTGTGCCATTTTAGTATCAGCAAAGGTAGCTGCAATACTACCCATCACTATAACTTTAATATCTTTTACATGTGTTAACTCTTTGAGATAATACAGCTGACTTCCGTTAGCGTGAGCATTTAATATTACAAAATCATCAGGTTCTACTTGATAACATATTTTCATAACATCTTTGCTAATATCATAACCGTTGTGTCTACTATAACCCCGCACTTCAGTTTTAGGCAATGACGTGTTAAATTTGTCATACAAATATGCTCCTAATCCTCTGCTATTTCCTACAACATGAATTGTCATTTAACTAAATCATCAATACCATCAAAATAATCTATACCAACAATATCTACAATTTGCTGATTTTCTTTTAAGGTTTTTAATTTTCTCCACAGTACAACATTTGCCCGTTGTATTTCCATAAACTTTTCTAAATAAAATTTGTCGGTTATTTCAGTTTTATTATTCATAGTCTTTCCTTGAAGAATAGCCAACTCTAGGACGGTCGGCAAAAAAGCAACTGGCTATCCATTTAGTACCAGACGTAATTAATGTACTCTCGTGTATAGTGCTCCAGTTTGTTGCTTCGTCGTAACATTGTTTAAAATATAAAAAACTTCCTTTTTTAGGCTTTATATCTACACCAAGCTTAGGAAAACTTGTAATACCGCCTTCAAAGTCATCATTCAAATAAAATATGCCTGTTCCAACTCTATCGCCGCCGTGCTTGTAATAATTTATTTGCTTTGGATCATACGGATAGTCATGGTGTAAATCTAAGAATTGTCCTGTTTCATAATTGTAAATATCACAGGCTTCAATATGACTAAACGGTATTTGTGCATATTGTACAATAGCACTAGCTAGTATGTCATAATGTCTAGGATCCATGCCTAAACTTATACCTCTGTTTTCTACTTGTTCAGTAACTTGAGCAAAGCTTTCTTTCCTGCTTTGGTATCCGCTATTAGGATTCATGCTATCACGTATATGCTTTTCAACAATCGTATCACACTGCTCGTGTGTTAGTACATTTTCAAAAACAACAATACTCGGAGTTTCGTAATACTCGACTTTTTTAACAATGGAATTTTCTTCAAAGCTGTTTTCAAAATCATAGTGTATTTTAAAATTGTTTGTATCTAATACTCTTATATCAACTCCGTAATAACCGTACTCAGGATCTTCTTTTAAAATAAATTCAACAGTTTGATATTCAAACAATGTAGGTATATTGTGATTTACCTCATGACGTTGTGCAATTACCATTTTACCTGTTTGTGATTTGATATAACCAAAGCCTTTGGCTTCATTGTACCATTTTACTATACCACGTTCCATACATCACCATATGTTAAAAAGATATTTAGGCTTAAAGCCACTGTTGCCGCCGGCATGCCAACTGGTTCTTGCGGGCCATTCATACACAGATCCTTGTTCTTGATAGTACAGGCATTCTTCGTTTACTATAAACACATGACCAAAATCTGGTTTACCTATGTGACAATGAAACCGACGTATACCTTCTACTTTTGAAAGTTGTTGTTCATCGTCATGAACGTCCCAATGCAACGCTGCAATTCTTCCAATATTAACTCTGCTTATCCACGCCGTCTTGTAAGAATCAATACCTACAAAATTACAAAATTTATCAACTACTGCTTGATCAAATTCGTGTCCCGGTAAAAACATATCCCATTCTACTGTGCCTCCCGAACTTGCTGTTTTTAATCCAGCCGCTTCCCACATATCAAGAATTGAATCCAGTCCCGGTAAGTTATCGCCACGCTTGTGACTAGGACCCACATAATGCGGTTGTGTGTTTTCACAATCTGCTATTACTGCATCCCAGTCTATTATATTAGAGCAGTTTCCTACATACTTCATTATCTTGGCTTTCCTAAAAAATGAAACAGGTAATGCGGTTCGAACCCAAGATTAATTCCACTATGCCAGTTTTTATAACTATCCCATTCCCACACATCGCCCTGTGGCATGTTATAGAATGCATGTTTTTCTAAAGGAAGTATATGTCCTGTTTGTGGTTTTTGCATAAACACTACATATCTACGTAACTCGCCTTCAGCTAACCATTCTTCTTCGTGATCCTCAATATCCCAATGCCATGGAACAATTTTTCCTGGAAACACTTCACTTACAAAAACACGACGAGGATCTGCGTTAACAAAGTTTGCAATTTTTTCTTGCACGTCAATTGCAAAATGTTCACCAGGATAATAGTCAAACCATTCTATTTCTTTCATGTTGTATCCTGCATCAATCCAGTTTTTCATTAATACATGATAGTCACTTAATAGTTCTCCTTCGGCATATTCTTCAGAACGTTCTATTACACCAGAAGGAGTATTCTTGTCGCCGTGATTGCTTTCTCTGCAAATTTTTACAATACTGTTCCAATCTATAATGTCGGATGTGTTTCCGATATATTTAGGCATCGAATATTTCCTCATATATGTAATTCATATTACTTTTGCCCCAAAGAACATGTGTGCTTAAACTACGTTTAAACATTTTTTCTAAATCGATTAATCCGTTATTGCGTGGTCCAGTTTCGTCTAATCTAAATCTTGCACTATCATGAACTATTGCTTCCATGTATCGTTCTTCTATGTATGGACGATCAATCGGAACAACTCCATACCAGTCTATTGCTCTCATATTACCGTGATTGTCAATGTAATGGCAATGAGGATACATTGTTAATTTATAGTAACCTGTATTATATTGATCCGTTACAATATTTTTTATCATTTCAAACCAACGCAAATCTAGCATGAAATGTCGATATATTGTATGATTACAATTATTATTATACCACTTTATAAAAATACGTTTGCGTTGATGATCTATATCGATAACTTCTGGTGCATAAGGTTTATTAGCAAACAGTTCTATATACTTTACTTCTTGTTCGAAAAAATAATCGCACACTTCTTTTGTGTACAAAGGTCTTTCGCCGTCTTGCCGCTGGTACTTGTTTTGCCAATCATAATTTGCACAAAACGTTTTTCCGTCTAAACTTATCAACGGTTCATACGTCTGTTGAGCCATACCTATATTACTGTCGTGGTATTTTAGATATGGTATCCAATTACTGATATTCATATTTAAACTGCTCCGGTATTTGTTTGACACATTCGTTTATATAGATACTTTCCAAATCAAAGTAAACACTTGCCATACTTACTTCAAAATTATTGATTATACCACGCTTTACTGCATTGTTAAGCCACGGGCTAAGTGCATTATCAAATCTGTAACGTGCGTTTTCTCCAGATAAACGTATAAAAAAATTAACAGGATTGATCAACTTATTGTAAGGCAATAATTCTCTTACTAACAATTGTACTCTAGAATATTCTCCTGCGTTTATTGCTGTGTGTATTCTTCCTGCATCCATACGATACCATATGCCATCTTGAGTTAAGGGGTACGAAACATTATATTCAAGATCATGTAGACTGCAATATGTGCCAGAAAGATTTAAATGATATCTATCGTCAATATCTGCATGAGCAAAATAACACTTGCCAGGTTCTAATTTTACTAATCTTGCTTCACCTATAGGAAATGATAAAGCTTCAATTGCAGTGGCAATTGCAGTGTCTTTATATTCTGGCAATATTTCCCAAGGATCATAAAAAAAATTTCCTGTAGAACGATTCAATGCTAGTTTGCCGTCTTGAGCATACTCCGCACACACAGGCAAAATATCTTTGTAAACACTATATTCTGTTTTTTGTAACATACAGATATTTACCGCATTATCTTTAAGTGCGTATATAACTTGATAAGTACGTTATGTACATTGATGGCGTAAATATACCTCTAGAAAAATCTTGGAAGCGTATAGGTGTAAGTTTAAGCGGCGGTGCTGACAGTGCATTGCTTGCCTATTTGTTGTTGAGAAACACCGATGCAGATTTTTATTTTACAACACAAATACGAATGTGGAAAACTAGACCATGGCAAAAATACGTTGCCAAGGATGTTGTAGGTTGGTTTACAGAAAAATTTAAAAACAAGATCTTTCATTTAGAAAATTTTGTTCCGCCGGAAATGGAAGAACCTAATACAACTTTTATTACTGACGAATACGGCAAATCTAAACCTGGAAATAGAATTATTCTTAGGGCATACAACGAATATGCTGCCCATACATATAAATTAGATGCATGGTACGCTGGTGTAAATCTAAACCCTAGTGAAATATTCAACGGTGCTCCACAAGACAGAAACAATGCTGTTATTCCTGTTCAATTAGAACACATGGGTATTCCAGTAATTCATCCTTTTGTGAATATACAAAAAGACTGGATCATACGACAGTATATAAATCAAGGTGTTGGTGAGTTGCTAGAAATTACACGCAGTTGCGAAGGTGAGTTTACAAACTTAGATTATACAAATTATAAACCTTATCAACCGGTACCTGTATGTGGAACTTGTTTTTGGTGTAAAGAAAGAGAATGGGGCATATCAAATGCACTCAAGTAAAACCTTTTGTATGCATCCTTTTACAGGACTTGCTACACGAGAAGACGGAGCAATTAAAGTTTGCTGCCGCAGCCAACCTGTTGGATGGATACAAAACGAAAGTTTAGAATCGGCTTGGAACAACGATACTATGAAACGTATACGTCGACAGGTGCTCAACGATCAACAACCTGCAGAATGTGTTCCATGCTTTGATTTAGAAGCACAGGGTGTCGAAAGTTTAAGACAGCGGCACATACGAGATAGTTTTCCTGATGCTCGTGTTAATTTGTACCCAAATGCATTAGATAAATTAAACGACGATTACACTATGCCATTTGAATTTCCTACAATTGAAATCAAAATTAACAATCTATGTAACTTAAAATGTCGTATGTGCAACCCGTTAGACAGCACTCAATGGAAAGACTGGGAAAGTGTAGAAGAGTTTTATGCTGCGGAAAACAACTATCTTGTAGATGCTGTTCGTAAGCTAGGATTAACCAAGGCACCGTTTGTAGGACTGTTCGAAGATACAGCTGAGTTTTGGAACAATTTGGAAAAACTGTTGCCTTACTTTAGACGTGTAGAATTTGCCGGTGGCGAACCGCTGATGGATCCTACACATTACAAGATATTAGATGTACTTGCACGTAACGGTAAGAACATAGAAATAAAGTACGCTACAAACGGCACAGTGACGGGTATAAAGGGCGGAAGGACAATACACGACTATTGGCCCAAATTTAAAAGAGTAAGCGTAAACGTAAGCATAGACGGGCTGTATGACGTGTATGAATACATACGCGGCAACGGAGACTTTGAAACTGTAAAGCAGAATGTAGAAATATTTAAAAGTTTTCCTAATGTAGATTATGTTGTAGGTGCATGTACAGTACAAGTTGGCAATATTATGCAGTTGCCCGACATCATTCCTTACTTCTTAAACGAAATGGGCATTGTGTTTTATTCTCACAGAGTAAATTATCCTAATGTATTAAGTGCTCAAACCGTTCACCCTAAATTAAAACTTAAAGTAGTTAGACAATTAGAAATGTTAAAAGCAGAAGTGGCAAATTATCCTATAATGAATTTGCACAAAGATGTGTTGCCAGTAACACTGAGACAAATTGATGACAACATAAACTTTTTACAAGCACGTGACTTGCACAGCAAATGGACACAAACTGTAGCATTTAATCATCGCTTAGACAGTACACGCAAACAAGGACCTTTTGAAAAGGTTATACCTGAATATGCTCCGTACATTTGAAATAGAAATAGGCAATAATGCCGACAGTAGTAAAATTGAGTTTTATATCCTACAAACTGATATTGCACAACTATGGGCAAAAGAAATTGCAAAAAAATATCCATTGTACGAAACCAACAGATTTACCAACTGGCCTAACAGTACAAAAAGCAAAGCATACTACGAATATTATCTTAAACTTCATATGAATAACATACAAGAATACGGGCATGTTATTGATATAGAAGATTTCGATTTTCAAAATGCACTGAACGAGATGCATAAACATTTTGAAGATTTGCGTGGTCATATCGATTATCCTTCCAAATGGTACCAATCTGCACCGGCAAAAGTTAAAAACAGTGTTGATAAATTTAACGTGTTAATACACGAATATGAAAACTTGTTAGAAGAAGAAAAACAAAGTTTTCGTAATCCTACTATTGTATGCACATTTAGTGACAGGCCTAAGTTTGATTTGTTGGAAGAACATTACAAACATTTTACACATTGCTGGGAACACGGAACTGTTTATATAAATTATTGCGAGGTAGGAAAGCCATTATTAGATGTGTTTAAGGACAAGGACGATCATGCAGAAGCAATACGTCCTCAAAGCACATGGAGTGCAGATTTTATGATCAAGTTTGGTCCAAGTGTTACAGAATCTTTTGCTGCACACAAAGAAAAACAGTTTATAGAATGGTATAAACAAAAAGGATTTGACTTTGAACATCTTAGTTTAGGTATGATACCAGTTGCTAAAATTAAAAAACCAGTTGATTTAAACAAATATAAAAGTTATAATAGAGTTATAAATGTTACGTGTAGAAAATAGATGGCCGCACTATTATGATAGTTGCAAAATAGAATGGAACATAGGAAAAAGATGCAACCTTGATTGCACATATTGCCCTGCTGAAATTCATGACAATCATAGTCAACACAGGCCTATAGAAGAATTAGAATCTGTTGCCAATACCATTTCATCTATTCCTAATGTTAGAGTTAGTTTAACCGGTGGCGAACCTTGTGTACATCCTAAATTTGAAAGTTTAATTTGGTATTTAAAAGCAAGAGTAAAATGGATTAGTGTTACAACAAATGCAACAAGAAACGGACGCTGGTACGCTAATCTTCCTGTTGATTACATAGTGTTTAGTTTACATTACGAAGATGTTAGTTGGAAAACAAGATTACTAAGCATTTTAGATTTTGATAATTTTAAATATCAACAACAATACCATGTAAACATAATGGCACATCACGAACATATGGACAAAGTAAAAGAATCAGTTCGTGCGTTTCAAGCCCATAATGTTCCATATGCTATTCGAAGAATACGCTGGACAGAAAAACACGATTGGTTTGATGATTTAAAATATCAACCTGCTGATTTAGAGTGGATAATCAGTAACGAAGCAACAGCAGCACCAAATACATTAATCGATAACAAAGAATTAGCACACACCAACGACTTAATCAAAGAACACAAAAATAAATTTAAAGGCTGGACTTGCAGAGCCGGTATAGAAAGTCTAATGATAAATTGGGATGGCGAAGTACATAGAGCTACATGTAGAGTAGGCGGGAGTTTAGGAAACATTTATACAGGAAATTTTCAAATACCTAGTGACCCAGTAGTATGCACCAGAGAATGGTGTACTTGTGCAGCAGATGTGAACATAACAAAATGGAAGCAATAAATTTAAAAAACAACGAACCTATGATGATTACCTGGGACACAGGTAGACGTTGTAACTTTGATTGTAGTTATTGTGATTTGTCTAGACATAATTTAACTAGTCCGCTTACATCTTTAGAAGATCTTAGAAATACATATAAGTTTATACAAGATTATACAACAATATACAATCAACCAAATGCTAATATAGCATTTACTGGTGGCGAACCAACAATTAATCCAAACTTTTGGATCCTAATCAACGAAATAGAAAAGTACACTCTAGGATTAACTACCAATGGCACGTTTGCTCCTAAACATTTAGATACTATAAAACAAAAGTTTGTAGCAGCAACTATTAGTTGGCATGCCGAGATTGATAAAAAATTGCGAGACAGAGCTATTAACAATGCCATTGAATTACATCGTTCAGGTTTTGATGTGCGTGTTAATGTAATGATGCACAGTGATTTATGGTTAGACTGTGTAATAGCACATGATAAACTGGTCAGCGAAGGTGTAAAAACAAATCCTGTAATTGTAGGCGACGGACTTACTGGCAATACTGATTTTTTCAAAGACGAAACTGGTATACTAAGAAGAACCAGCCATTCTTATACTGTGGAACAGCAAGAATGGTTTTATAAAGTTAAAAATTTAGACATTCAAACAATCGATAAAATAAAAGCCGGTAATCAGCTGCCTAGAAGTTGTTGCGGTAATAGAGATCTAATGGGAAAATGCAACGGGTGCTGGTCAAATATAACTGCAATTGAAACAAACTTTAAAGGTTGGTATTGCAGTGTTAACAAATATTTCATGCATATAGAACAGCATACAGGAAATGTTTATCATCATCAAACATGTCAAGCAACATTTCAAGGCAAAGGTCCTATCGGCAATTTAAAAAATAGTGTCGGAATATTAGAATATGCAAAACAAAACTTACAAAATACAATTGTATGTCCTAATAATCGTTGCGGCTGCGGAATGTGTGCTCCTAAAGCACTTGATAAGATTGAATTTGATCGTTTGGTTTATTAAATTTATTACCGCAGGTTCTTGCACAGGTCCACAATTTGTTAATAGTCCAATACTTTTCCCAAACAGTTTGAAAACTTTTAGATTCTAGTACACTTTGAATACTGCCAGTTGTGTCGCCTAGCTCTTGCAACAGCTTTTTGTATTGTATTTTTATTGTATCTTTTGCTGGTTGTAAAGAATCATTTTTTGTATAATAATCATATGGTATTGCTGCAAGAAAACAACAAGGCATAATGCAACGATGAGCATCTATGTACAATTCCGACTGATGTTTAGCATAGCAAGAAATTTCTGTTTCGTCTACTAGATTTTGTATTAAATTTAAATCTCGTGCATTAAAGTATTTTGTGTCAGTTAAAGTAGGCGGTTCTAAATAATATTCGGTCTTGCCATACTTATTGTATACTGCAAAACGTTTTTCAAAGTTAAATCTACTGCTGTCTTTCACACTAAAATATTTAAACCCGTGAGTTTTGGCTAATGCTTCGGCTGCTTGTTCTTGATGCTGGTTGTGTTTAAATTTTATAAAACACCATTCTGCTATGCCGCCTGCATTTATAAACGTTTTAGCGTTATCCAATATACGATTAAAATCTGTTCCTATTCTGTACATGCTGTGAGTGTCTCCTAACCCATCGATACCAAAAACAACTCTATGAGAAGCAGGTAAGTGTTTAGGAAACGATGTCCACCATTTGCTGTTTCTCAAACTGCCATTGGTGTGAACATCTACATGTATATTTTTATTTTTAATTAAATCAGTCATTAATTGCAGATTAATGTTTAAAAGAGGATCGCCAAAGTTTCCACAGAAATTAATTTTTTTTAATTGGTCTGCTACCGGCAAAACAATGTTTTGAAAATCACTTAAACTCCAGTCTGCATTTTTTATTAAAGTGTTATCTAGTCCGCCATGATAGTTGCGACTGCACATAGGACATGCTGCCTGGCAACGATTTGTAATTTCTAAATGTAAACTTTTTAAATCAGCTAGTGCAAACATATTTCTATTTATATGCGTATATTATCTATAAATATTGTTATGGAAACAGCAGACAGATTTTTTCATCAAAATAATACATTCAAATACAAGCTAAACGGATTACCTAGTTTAACAATGAACGATGAAGAAATTGCATTGTGGATACTGCAAGGCGGTGCTGGTGCATGGCTTGAATTAGATTTACATGTTGACCATAAAAGTTTTTTTGAAGAATACAATTGTGTCAAAGACATGTTTGTTACGCACAGAGATGGAGCAACAGGCGAAGGTACGCATGACGGATGGGAAGCATGTGCTTTGCATGGTATTGAGTGGGACAAAACCAATGTGTGGCAAACCTATGATTATGAAACAGAACCCGATTATGCATGGACCAAAGCCGGCGTCAAATGTATAGAAATACAAAAGTTTTTTAATTCTTTACCTTGCCAACAGTTAGCTAGAGTAAGATTTATGAAATTAAAAAGCAAAGGTTGGATTTCACCTCACAACGACAAACCCGATTCGGATATAGACTGGAATATGATTTTTGAACATCCATTGCCGATTAATATTGCAATAGAGCATCCACAGGATTGTCATATGGTTGTAAAAGACAACGGAGTAGTACCATTTGTCAATGGAAAAGCGTTTCTGGTCAATATTTTTAATGAACACTCAGTAATAAATTATAGTAATAAAGACAGGATACACGTAATTGGACATTTGTTAGTAGGTAATCGCAAAAACGAATACTGTTCAATGCTGGCCAACAGCTACAGGAAACAATATGTATTACAAGGGTAAAGAAAACAATACAGATTTATGTGTTTGTATAATAGATGATACAGATCAATATAACCCATGGATGCGTGAACTTGTAAAAAATACTGCCGACTATACAATTACAAATGTAACAGGGTTTGGGTATGATGTGTATGTAAGTCGTAATCAAGACCAAGTATTAAAACAAGTGTCAGGTCTATATAAAAAAGCAGTTGTGATAAGTGCTGGTACAGAATTTATCAATGGCAGAAAGTTTTTCGATAACATACCAGACGATTTCTTTATACTTGGACATATATTAGATATGGGCGAGGGATATTATGGGTTACATTATCAATGCTATATAATAAACCTTGATCTGTATGCAAAATTAAATTGTCCTGCTATAGGCGATACCAATTTTCTGTCACAACATACTCAAAAGACACCAATAAGAAGTAAAGAAAATATTCACGACGATTATACACCATTGTGGATTAAGACAGGTAAGATACAAAATGTATACAAAAGTAAATTTCACGGGTGGAGAATAATCAGTGCCGGTCTTGAGGCAAATTATGAAATACGTGCTTTTGATGCAACACTTAGAGATAGTAAACATTACTTGTATAGAGATGTCGATACCAGCGACTGGATATACAAAAGATACAATTATTGTTTAGCCAACCATATTTTTGAACAAAGCACAGGAAGCTTACTATTTCCACGTCCGTATACATGTCCTATAACACACCTAATACATCCAGCAGCAGGCATGAATTGGTTAGAAAAAATAAAAAATTCCGGCGGCTACAATTCCGATACGAAAGTTACTTTTTTTGATTACAACGAAAATGCATTAGAAGAAATGTATAACAAAACCAAAGGCATAAAAATGAATTTTGATTTTATACCTATAGATGTTATTGCCGAGCCAGAAGAACTTGTTACCAAAGTAGATAGTTCACACGAACCTGTGGGTGTTGTTTTTCATATGAGTAATATTTTTGCTTACGAGGGTACAGCAAGCTTGATGCCATTAAAATATAGAGTAGCACAAGAAAACAAATTTATAAAAAGTGTACAGAAATCTATGCCAATATGCTGTATAGATTTTGATCAACGGGCAGCTGAAGGATTTGTTTCATGGAGAGAAGAAACAGGATTAGCCAAGGATTTGTTGCTCACTGATCTTTCAACTGTGGACTTGCCGTTTTGGCATACTTATGGTTGATAATTTCAAAAGCTACTGGAGTTTCTGCTTTAGGAGCACACAGTCCACACCAACATTTCTTTTTCTTACAAACAATAGTAAGTGTACCTAATAAAAGTCTATCTATAATGCTTTGAGTATCTTTAAGATTTCCAATTGGACCTACACTGTTATCCCAATTCATACGACAATCCTTGTTTGTAAAGACTTCACCGGTGTGTTGTCGTATATACAAAAAGAATTTATCTACTGCACAACTCCAACCTTCGAAATTATTACCTTCTATATAGGTTGTATTGTAAGATGAATTAACACACATGTCGTTGCCTCCACAACAGGCACGACCGGTACTATCTAAGTCAACACCTCGAGTGACAATTGCTTTTATTTTTTGAAGTAATTTAG